CGAGGATGGGTAAGTGACAAACACGTCCTTGGAGCCAGCGCCAAAGTTCACCAACGACCCTGCATTGCTGGACGACACCACGGTGGTTCGGGACAGCGTAGTGCCCGAGGATGTGTATGTGCCAACGCCAACTTCCCAAGCGCCCGATGTTGCGTCTACGATGGCGTAGAAGGTTTGGTTGCCGTCCCCCACCGCCGCAAACGACTGAAAGCCTGAAGCCGCGCCAGCCAGCGTAACCGTGCCCGTGCCAGTTGTAGTGGTGGGTTCCTTGACGCGATCTTTGAGTGCCAATGCCATTTTGTGTCCTTACGAGGGTATCTGAGTCCAGTTAGGGGACTGCCCGGTATCAATTGTCCCCCAGACCAGCGCCCCTCCAATGCTGATGGTGAGCTGCACGCCGGTCGGATATACGTTCTTGTCCTTGACAACGCCCAAAGAACTCAGGGCGCTCACTGCCTCTGCAATTGAACCGCTGAAGGTGACCTGCAAAATCTGCGTTGCCGTGCCTGTCGCACTCTCCGCAATTGCCACGGAAATCAGCAACCCCCGGTTCATGGAGTCTGCCCCAGTGGCTGTTTCTGCTTGCGTGGCTAAAACCGTGGTACCTGCTGTCTGTGCCCCAGTGGCAGTGGCCAGTTCGGTTTGCGCTGCCAAGAACGTACCGATGGTTGTCTGAGTGGCAGTGGCTACGCCCTGCTCCAGCATGCTGGCCACCATATCCGCGATGACCGACTGAATGCTGGACGCAGTAGCTGTTTCGGCTTGCGTGGCCACCATCGTGGCAATCACCGACCCGGTGTCTTGACCCGCTGCAGCTTCGTCAATCCGCTTTCCGCGCACAACGCTCGGGGCTTCAAAAGAATCTGAAGCGGTTGCGGCTTCGCCCTGCGTGGCGGCGAACGTATTCCCGCCTAAAGAGGCGAAGGGTGCTTGGGCAAAAGTGACATCACCAAACACCACTTGCCCCTATCAGGCTGCGTCGAGCGAGAAGCTGTATGTGACGTTCAGGGTGTCGCCGTTGTCCACGGTCTTGTCGCCGCCAGTGAAGTCACCAGCCGAGAACAAGATGCCGGAAGTGCCGCTGCTCACGCTGGCCAAGAACGCGCCAGCCACCACTGTGCTGTTCACCAGCATGGCAAACGAAGATGGACTGCCGGAGTTTGTGATCACCGATGGATCAGCCGTGGTGGCCGTGCCAAACGTGACAGCCTTGCGGTTGCCAGTGTAAGCAGTGCCGGGCACCAACTCAGTCCAGCCAGCATGCGAGGCCAGTGTGTCGGCAGCAGCGAATGTTGTGCCAGAGCCGGGGCCTTCGACCAGACCCAAGTACCAAGCGGCGGTGTAACCCGAGGCGGAGAAGTACTTGCTGTTCATGTCCTGCAGACCCTGATTGACCACGAGGTTGTGAAACGAGTCGGACCATTTTTCCTTGCCGTCTGCGCCCACGCAGGTGACGGTAAAGACACCGCCCGCGCCAACGCGCTCACCGCCAGCGCGGTTTGTGGTCATGCCTGCGGTAACGCTGTCGGCTGCTTTGCTGTGTTCCATGATGGCTCCTTAAGAGATTCGCACGATTGCGCTGTTGGCATCGGCTGTTGGGAAGATGATTTGGAAAGTGTCGTTGCTGACGGTCTTGTCGGAGCCAAAGTCCAGCACCGCCACGGACTTGTTGCCTTCAGTGACGTTGTAGATCAAAGCCGCACGGGCTGTGAACGTAGCGCCAGTCCAAGACGTATTGCTGAAGTTGATGAACGCCGTCGGGATGTTGAGCGAGTTGTTGCCGGACGTTGGGCTTGTGCTGATGGTAAGCGTGTTACCGCCAGCGGTGTAGCCTGCGCCAGTCACCTCGTTGGAGGTGCTGTACGCGGTTGTTGCATAGCCCAGGTCGGCGGCAGCGGTGTACAAAGCGATCTTGAACGTGTCCGGCGATGTGGGGCCAAAGTTGTGGATGCTTTGCAGCAGCTCGACTTTGAACGATGTGGTTGCTGTTTGGAGAATGCTCATGACACTTTAACCCTTGTCTGGCCGTCACGGTATGTGTCGGTGCGCTGTTTGCCATCACCCAAGTTCTTGAGCAGTGCAATCGCCTGAATGTACATGTCCTGATACAGCTTAACCATGTCGGCCTCGCCTTTCATGAACCGGATGGCCTCAACCAGAGCGCCATTGAGCAGCGCGGAGTCGAAGTTATCACCCAACCACGTATCACCCGCAGTCACGATGGACTCAGGGTAGTAGTAGTAATGCAGCTCAGCGTTGTACGTGGCGTCAGGAGTTGGACCCAGAATGAACGTCAGCTCATTCACATCGTTGGACTGGGGGCCAAAGATGGCGTAGTGCTTGGGCTTGCCGGTAGTAGCCGGATTGGGGTACGCCTGCCGGATAAAGTTCACATCCTTGTCGAGCAGAAACTCGTAAGCCCCACCCGCTGCGGGGTAGATGGCCAACGAGTAGACCGACAGAAAATCGTTCGGAGCCGCCAAGTACTTGTTGTTCGCAGTCAACGTGCCAGTGACGTTCTTGCGCAAGTTGGCCAACTGCACCGTGTTGTAGATTCTCTGTTCCGCCTGCTGCGTGAACATGGCGTACTGCTCCTCTGTGAATTCGTTTTCACAGATGTCAGCAATGTTGATCTTCAGCTCGGCGTAGTTCATTCAAACCTCAAGCCATTGGGCCGCGAGCCATCAGGCCCTTGGTAGCTGCACCAGTGCCACGGACTTTGATGCCAGTGGTCTTGGTGGGGTTGCCTTCAGGCTTATTGCTGAACGCGCCAACAGACATATTTAAAGTGTCCACGCGGCTGTGATTCGGCTCTTTGCCCGGATTGGTAGATGCCTTGACGGGCTTGCCGTCCATGGTGTGCGGCTTGGCGTAGACGCTGGCAGGGCCAACCTCTTTGCCGCCTTTTTTCATGCTGAATTTGGCCATGATTAGATCCCCGATTTAGGAACTGCGCGAACCGATTTCTTCTGGTTTGCAACTTTTGCCATGCCGCGACCGAGCTGCTTCATCTGCAGATTGGTCTTGCCGCCTTTGGCCAACTTGGTCATTGGCTGGCCTTTGTGCATGTTTTTCTCATGCTTGTGAACTGCTGCTTTTGCATCCATGATGAACTCCTTACGATATTGAGATTGTCACTGTACCGACCTGCGCCGTCAACGCCAAATAGTTAGGCGTCAACAGGTTGTCAAAGAGCCGCGAACCACCGACTGGGTTCCAGCCCCATTGGATGTCCCGAGAGCCGCCAGAAAGATTGCCGTCCGCATTCACGCCCGAGGTCACGTATGTCGTATCTCTGCGGGGATTGCGCAAAGCCTGGGGATCGTCAATTGGAAACGTGCCGAGCATCAACTGAGGTTGATCTGGGTCCCAGCATTCTGGGCAAACCAAAAGCTCGTACTTGCGCTGCTTCACAATTTCTGTGCGCAACTTCTTGAGTTTGTATTGCTGGCCGCACCTGTCGCACTCTGCGATGGCTATGCGGCCTGATGCAAAGCGGTTTGGCATTAAAAGCCTCCACCGCTGCCAATAAACATGGGGCGTGGCACAAAGCGAACAGGAGCCTTCTCGCGGTCTTCTGTGGAGGCCAAGTCCCAAGCTTCGTCGTATTGCTGCTTGAGGACTGGCAAACGCTCCATCGCGCCGGGAATCTTCAGCGCCAGATGGTATGCCAAGCCAGCCGTCATGGCCTCATAGAAGCGGAACGGCATGTCCATGGTGTTCACACCCGTGCCAGCGTCTTGCATGCGGCGCAAGCGCCAGTACACAAACACGTAGGGCTGCGAGTTGTCTGGCACCGGCCAAACCGTGATGCGAGGGTTGTCCGTCAGACGCTCAATCCAGACCTGAATTGGCCGGGCCTGCTGCAGCTTGTTCGGAATCGTGGCATAGGTCGAGACACTGATCCGGGTGATGGTCAGGTCAGCCTGCGTTGACGCGCTGCCAGCGCCGGTACGGATAACGTGCTCAAGCAGGTCAACGGTGTCGTCCGGCAGGTCGTAGGTGGCTTGACCGGCAACCAAGTTGATCGACCCCTGCTCATAGGTGAACATGTTCAAACCTTTGTTCGCCCACTGGGAGAACATCAGGTTCAAAGACCGGCTGGCCGTGCGCAAGTCATAGCCCGTGCGCAACTCACCTCCGGCGCGTTCAAACGCTTCCTCCACGATTTCCGTGAGGTCCATGTTGAAGGCTGCGGTGCCGGAGGTTGTCATGGGTTACTTCTTTGCTGTCTTGGCTGATTGGCGGAACGCTTGCGCAGTTGGTGCGCCAGCAGTACCGGGCTTACGCATTTTCTCACCAGAACCAGCGGCAATGCGTTTTTTCTTCGCATTGATGTTGGCATACAGACCCACCTGTCCGCCCTCGGCGTACTGGGTGAAGTCCGTGTCATCCCGACGAGCTTTGCGCTTGCCAGATGGCATCTTGGAAGGGAGGATGTCTCCCATACCGCGACTGGCTCTCATGTCAGCACATGCCGCCACCGGCCATTTTCACCATCTTGCCCTTAGTGTGGGCTTTGGTGATGCAGCCATCAGCGCGAGTCACGCCGCCTTTTTTGTAGCCCTTCTGGCCACGAACCATGTCGCGCGGGTCTTCAGAAGCTGCTATCAAAACGCAAATCAAGCTAATGGAAATTGCCAACAAGCCGGTTGCTAAATCGCCGGAGAACTAAGAGGAAAAATGGACAACCAAATTTTGGAGCTTCTCAACAAAAAGATTGAGGAGCAAGTCAGGAGTCATTCAGAAGCTTTGATAGAAGGGCAGTCGAAAGACTACGCTGCCTATCGAGAGTTGTGCGGGGCCATCCGAGGTCTCCGAACCGCACAGCGTGAAATAGGAGACCTCGTGCGCAAACTGAAAGACGACAATGACGACTAATTTTGATGTTCAGGCAGTTGATCTGTCTGGCCTACTCAACAAGCCAGTTGAAGACAAGGCCAAGCAGATTCCAGACCCAGCCACATACCACCTTCTGTGCATGCTTCCAGAAGCCAAAGAAGAGTACGAGGGCGGTATTTTGAAGTCCAGCCAAGCAATGCAATACGAGGAGCTTTTATCCCCCGTGCTGTTTGTTGCAAAAATTGGACCAGATGCGTTCAAAGACGAAAAGCGCTTCCCAAGTGGGCCAAGCTGCAAGGTTGGTGACTTTGTGATTGTGCGGCCCAACACCGGTACGCGCATGAAAATTCATGGCACCGAGTGGCGAATCATCAACGACGATAGCGTTGAGGCTGTTATCGAAGACCCACGCGGCGTGCAGCGCGTATAAGGAGGCGATATGGCTGAACTTGACAAAACAGAATTTGAATTTCCTGACGAAATTGAAGAAAAAGAGTCCCGCGCTGGCGCAAAAGTAGTAGAGCCCGAGCCGGAACTTGAGATTGTTGACGACACTCCTGAGCAAGACCGTGGCCGAAAGCCCATGGAAGAGCCCCCAAAGGATGTGACTGACGATGAACTTGCCAAATATGACGAAGGCGTCCGCAAGCGCATCCAGCACTTCACAAAAGGCTATCACGAAGAGCGCCGAGCCAAAGAGGCGGCCTTGCGTGAGCGCGAAGAAGCGGTAAAACTGGCCCAGCAAGTTGTTGAGGAGAACAAAAAGCTCAAGGGCTCGCTGCATCAAGGCCAAAACGCACTGCTTGAGCAGGCCAAAAAAGTAATTGCCAACGAAATGGAGCAGGCCAAGCGCCGTTTCAAAGAGGCTTACGAAAGTGGTGACTCTGATGCCCTGACTGCCGCT